CCCTCTCCTGTGCAACCCCGATGGTACTTCTTACTTTATTAAGGGTAAGCCAGTTGCTGAATGGGCTGCCCATGTCCTAGATCATCTTGTTGTGAATGGGGCTAAGTATCTCACTTCTGACTATAAGGCATTTGAGGGTTCTTTTGTACCTGACCTCATGGCAATGTGTGAGTACCAACTCTATCGCTATATGACCAGGCATTTGGGTACTGCTAAGACTAAATTGTTTGGAAAGATGATCATGTCCCGTTGTATTTACACGTTTGAAGAGTGGAAGGGCATGGCTTCTACACGTTGTTCAGGAGATGTGAACACCTCCCTTGGCAATGGGTTTTCAAACCTTTGTTTCGCGCTTTATGCTTGCTACCTTTCCGGGATTACGCCCTCAAGGGTGCGAGCGATGGTTGAAGGGGACGATGGCTTATTTGTCCTGCCCTTTTTACCTGATTTGAGTCCACTCCGTCGTCTTGGACTTACGATGACGTGGCAGATGCATGATAGTATAAATACTGCATCTTTTTGTGGTATGCGGTTCGATCCTGTGACCCGTACCAATCTTGTTGACCCCCGTAATAAGTTGCTGAACACGCCCTATGTTTTGGGCCCGCAAAACGTGGGATTTGGTCCGCGGAAAAAGGCGGCATACCTCCATGCGAAGGCGCTCTCGCTGCTTGTATGTCACCCTATCTGCCCGATCGTTACGGCTTATGCCCGGTGTTTAATCCGTCTGACGCCGGTTTCTGCGGGTGAGGAAGCTTGGGGGTTGGCTCGTATGGACTCTTGGCATATGTCACGCTTGGGGCATTTGTCTTTGCCCCAGAGTGTTGAAATACCTGTGAGCACTCGAGTTCTTTTTTCATCAATGTTTTCGGTTTCTGTTGAGGAGCAGATTAGATGGGAGAAGTTCTTTGACGCAAAGGCGGATTTGAGGCCCTATTCCATTGATTTAGGTTTTTCGGACACACAGCGCCGCGTATTTGAGAGGTACGTTGTGTCCCTTGATTCCTTGGAATTGACGCGTGAACATTGTTTTCACGTTGACTCAAGGAAATTTTCTGCCCACTCCACTTGGAGTGGTTGCAGGGTTCGTTGAGAGGGGCCTTGGTCTGGTGTGCCCGGACCTGTTCTGTTTAAATGGGCATCAAG